TTGTTATGCGTGTGCGCCCGTGAAATTGTTTCACGTGGAACACTGCCACACCGATGCACGAAATAAAATGTTTCACGTGGAACACAAAACCAATAGTTAATAAAAGTTAACCGAAAATAATTTGTGCCGTAACGCTTGTATGTTAGAAAAAAGTTGTATCTTTGCAACGTGATACTTAAACAACTTGAAAATATGAAAGAGTTAATACAACATTTCAGAGAGCAACCGAAAGAAGCAATTAAAGAGGTTGCAATGAGTTTGGCAATTTTTGCCGTGTGTGGTGCTATGTTGTTTTTGTCTGCAATTTTGCAGGGGTGTAGCGTGGCACACCGCACCGCAAGCAGTGGAAAGGCAACGATAATAACAACCGATACAACGTATATATATCACGGTGGAACGGTTAAGTTTCCAAAGACAAAATAAGTTTAACAATTAAAAGATTACTACAATGAACGAAGAAAAAAGAAACGCATTTGACGAATTTAGTTTTGACGCTTTGTCGGCTTTGGGTAGCCTTATGGCGTGTAACGAGGTTTGCCGCAATCAACGGGCAGTGATGAAAATCAACCGTTTTCGGGCGTGGCTTATGGACTTGAAACCCGACACGAACAACGAACCTAATTTGCCTTTTGCTGATGATGCAAAGAGCGATAACGCACAATAAGTTTAACAATTAAAAGATTACTACAATGAAAAGTTTTGCAAGTAAGTTTAACAAGACAACTTTCGGGATTGACACAACCGATTTTCAGTACACCAAGTTAGCCGATATTTTCAACTCTGAAAACGAGGGCGGCAAAGATGTTGTACACAAGATTAACGGGCTTTATGTACACAAGTCGCAGTTAGGCGACAGCCCCGTAATTATTGATGAAGAAAACAAACGGTTGGTGAACTTACCGGGCCACACCGCCGAAACCGTGCGTGAAATTCTTGCCGATGATGAAGCGGTAGAAACAATCAAGGCAGGTAAAGTAGGGTACACGATTTACGAGTACGAGAGCCACGGCAAGAAGTGTTACTCTATTTCGTTTGTGGACTTGTAAGAGAGTATGAAAGTTATGTTTAACTTTGTAGGGGTGTAAGCGATTGCACCCCTATTTAATATAACAGCGTATGGCAAAGTTAGGTTTCAAGATTAAATTTACAAAGTCTGTATTTGGTGCAACCCAACGGGCGAAAATCAAAAAAGAGATATTGCAAGCAGTTGAAAGCAGCCCCGAATATAGAAAAGAGATTGCAAGGGTTTTCCAAATGGCAAACCGCCGTATTCAGAATATCGAAGCAAGCGGACAACTTTCGCCAGCCGTGCAAGCGTTAAACAAAGGCGATATTAAGGGGTTTACCAAGTTTTCAATGAAAGGCGATTGGAACACCCTAAAAATTGAGTACGGCAAGGCGATTTCGTTTTTACGCCAGCCAACCAGTACGGCGCAAGGTGCAAGGCAGTACGGGCAACACCTGCAACGTATGTATGACTTAACGCCCGATGAGTACAACCTTATGTCAAGGAACTTGCAAGGCAAGTTAAACAGCGTTTCGGATAGTGATTTCGTGGAACGCTATTTGATGAGGTACAAAGATTTCACGGGCGAAATGGAGCAAAGCGCAAGCGATATAAGCACACAAATTGAGAGTGAAGCGCAAAGCATATCACGGGCGATTGATGCAGAGATAGAGCGGCAAGCAAATGAGGCAGCCGACCAAATGGAAGATATGCAAAACGATATAGAGCGCATTTTGCGCAACTTTGACAAGTTTGGCTTATGAAAAAAGTACCTTTTGAGTTACAAGAAAGAATAAACAGCCCGACCGAAATAAACGAAATACTGAAAGCCGCCGTAAATGAAAAGAACATTATCGGAAACAGCAAGGGCGAACGGTTTTACAACATACCGTGCGCATTTGATATTGAAACTACAAGTTTTTACCGTGATACGGACGGACGGGCGTACACATACGAGCAAATGCAGCGTATGCAGGACGGGAACGGGCGCAAAGCGAAATTAGAGAAAGCCGCAATAATGTACGTTTGGCAGTTTGGTATAAACGGATATACAATAATGGGGCGCACGTGGGGCGAATTTGTTACGATGATGCAGACCGTAAGCGAGGTTTTAGGGCTGAATGACAAATTACGCCTCATTGTGTATGTGCATAACCTTTCATACGAATTTCAGTTTTTGCGCAAGTGGTTTGAGTGGCAACGGGTTTTCAGTATTGATTTGCGCAAACCGATTTACGCAATAACAACGGGCAACATTGAGTTTAGATGCAGTTACTTGCTTTCGGGTTATTCGCTTGCAAAGTTGGGCGAACAACTTATGAAATACAAGTGCGCAAAAGCCGTTGGCGATTTGGACTACCAGCAAATAAGGCACAGCGAAACGCCGCTAACTGATGCGGAAATACATTATTGCATAAACGATATTAAAGTAGTGATGTGCTACATACAAGAACGTATCGAGGAAATCAAAGGGATAGCGCACATACCGATAACAAAGACGGGGTTTGTGCGCAAGTATTGCCGTGCGCATTGTTTGCGTGAAAAAAGCGATGCAGGAAAGACCGTACCAAATTGGGATTACGTAAACTTGATGCAGGAACTACAAATTACGGGTATGAATGAATTTAATATGCTGCAACGTGCATTTGCAGGCGGTTTTACACACGCAAACGCCGAATATACAGACGAAATAATGTACAACGTGGATAGTTACGACTTTACAAGCAGTTACCCGTATGTAATGATAGCGGAAAAATACCCGATGTCGCAAGGCGTTGCAATCACGGTTAAGAGTATGGCACAATTTGAGTTTTTAATATCAAAGTATTGTTGCGTGTTCGATATTGAGTTTACCAACATATTTGCCAGCGAAACGCAAGACGACCCGATTTCGGCAAGCAAATGTTTCGTGAAAGAAAACCCGTGCGAAAATAACGGGCGTATTGTGGCGGCTTCAAAAATAGCACTGACAATTACCGATGTTGACTTTAATATAATCAAGAACTTTTACACGTGGGAAAGTATGCGAGTTGGTGAAATGTATTGTTACAAGAAAGACTATTTGCCGACCCCGTTTGTAAAATCTATCCTACATTTGTACGAAAGCAAGACGAAATTAAAAGGCGTTGAAGGCAAAGAAGTGGAATACCTTAACAGCAAGGAAATGTTAAACAGTTGTTACGGTATGAGTGTAACAAACCCGTTGCGTGATGAGTTTACATATAACGGCGAATGGGATATTAACTCAATGACAGCCGAACAAAAGCAGGAACTATTATACAAATACAACACGAGCAAAAATCGTTTCTTATTCTATCCGTGGGGCATATTCGTAACCGCATACGCACGGCGCAACCTTTTCACGGGCATACACGAAGCAAAAGACGATTACATATACAGCGACACCGACAGCATAAAGATAATGAACGGCAAGGCGCACGAAGCATATTTCAAGGCTTATAATATGCAGGTGCAAATGAAATTGCGAGCCGCCTGCAAGCACCACGGTTTGCCGTTTTCCCTTTGCGAACCGCAAACGATAAAAGGCATAACAAAGACTTTGGGCGTGTGGGATTTTGAAGGTACATATACACGGTTTAAGACGCTGGGGGCTAAACGGTATATGGTGCAAGAACCGAACGCACTCAAAGCAGGCGGACGGGCTTACGATTTCAGTCTAACCGTTTCGGGCGTGAACAAAAAAGCCGCTATTCCGTACCTTATTGAAAAGTACGGGGCTGACGGGATATTTGATGCGTTCACCAACTATTTGGATATACCGCCTCAAGCAACGGGCAAAAACATACATACGTACATAGACTACGAGATACAAGGCGAAATAACCGACTACAAAGGCAGCACGGCGCATTACAACGAACGCACGGGCGTACATTTAGAGCCGACAGGTTACAGCCTTTCCCTTTCGGTTATGTACATAAACTATTTGCGAGGTATCAAATTTAAGGACTAAAAATAAACGATTATGACAGCAAGAAAGACAAAGACAGACAAGCCGAAATTTTACGACTTGAAAGCGATTTTAAGCAAGAACGCCGACTATAATGTTATATTTGGCGAAAGGTCTAACGGCAAGACTTACGCCGCCTTAAAATATGGTTTGGAAAACTATATCAAGACGGGCAAGCAAATGGCGTATATACGCCGATGGCGTGAGGATTTGAGGGGCAAACGTGCCGAAAGTCTGTTTGCAAACCACGTGGCAAACGGGCTTATTGAGGAACTGACAGAGGGCAAATTTAACGAAGTGTTCTATATGTCGAACAAATGGTTTTTGTCGTACTACGATGCAGAGAAAAACAAGCGGACACCCGACCCGACCCCGTTTTGTTACGGCTTTTGCCTTTCAGAGCAGGAACACGAAAAAAGCAGCAGTTACCCGAATGTTACAACGATTGTGTTTGATGAGTTTTTGACACGGCGGTATTATTTGCCCGATGAGTTTATGTTGTTTATGAACTTGTTAAGCACGATAATACGCCAGCGCAACGATGTTAAGGTTTTCATGCTGGGGAACACGGTAAACAAGTTTTGCCCGTACTTTACTGAAATGGGGTTGAAGCAAGTACCGTTTATGGAGCAAGGAACGATAGATATATACCGGTTTGGCGAACACGGCGCAATAGTGGCGGTTGAGTATTGCAGCACGATAGTACAACACAAAGCCAGCAACAAGTATTTTTGTTTCGATAATCAAAACTTGCAGATGATTACGGGCGGTAAGTGGGAACTTGCAGTATATCCGCATTTGCCGTGCAAGTACAAGCCGCAAGATGTGTTGTTTGTGTACTATATCAAGTTTAACGATGTTGTTTTGCAAGGTAACATTATACAAGTAGGCAACGAATGTTTCACGTACATACACGCAAAGACAACCCCGATAAAAGATGAGGAAAACAGCCTTATTTATTCGCTGGAAATGAACGGCAAACCGAACTACAAACGCAAGTTGTTAAGTACGGCAAGTTATGTTGAGCAACAAGTCGCACGGTTTTTCGCAATAGACAAAGTTTTCTACCAAGACAACGAAGTCGGCGAAATAGTACGCAATTATTTAATTACGAGTGCAAAGACAAACCTTGTTTCGTTGAAATGAAAATTACGGGCGGTTTGGTGCAAATTCCGTGCCGAACCGCACGTTTAACGAAATAAATGCCTATCTTTGCAAGTAGTAACTTAATTTATAACGATATGGACGCAAATACTATTATTCAAATCATTTCAAGTTTGGGTTTTCCGATTGTGATGTGTGGGGCGTTGTTTTGGTATATGGTGAAACAAAGGCAGACGCACCAGGGAGAAACGGAACACCTCAAGGACACGATTGCGGAAAATACGAAAGTGTTAGCCGAATTAACAACGCTTATTAAAGTTTTGACAGATGAAAAGGAAAGATAACATTTACAAGTTGTACCAAGCGCAAGTAAGGGACAAAGACACCGCCGTAACTGAATTTATGGCGAACACGTTGGCGAAAACTCAAAGTATGTTTGAGTATGAGGGTTTGCCCGACAGCATACCGCAAAAGGAATTGGAGCGGCTTTTGCAGACAACGGGCAACGCCTTTGTTACCAGCGTGGACGGGGTTTTGTATGCGCTTTCGGGAGGCAAAGGCGGCGAACCCGATGTTTACGGACGGGCAACGCTTTACACCGTGGCGAACCCCGCATTAAAGTTAAACAAAACCTACGATATTCAGAAAGACGGGGTTTTGATTGAGAATGACAGCAACGGCGAAAGCCTTTTGCCTCTTATTGGGCGTTATGCCGTCTTACATACTGACGGGCTTATTTCGTTGAACACGGCAAGCATTTTGACCCGTATCACGATGCTTATAAGTGCCAGCGATGACAAGACAAAACAGAGTGCCGATGAGTTTTTGCGCAAGATACAAGACGGCGAATTTTCAATTATCGGGGAAAACGCATTTTTCAAGGGCGTAAATATGCAGACAGCCCCGACCACAAACAGCGTGTATATTACACAACTTATTGAACTGATACAATACTACAAAGCGAGTATGTACAACGAATTGGGGTTAAACGCAAATTATAATATGAAGCGTGAACGCCTTAATTTGGGCGAGGTAAGTATGAATGTAGATGTACTTTTGCCGTATGTGGATAATATGCTAAAAGAAAGGCAAAATGCAGTTGAGAAAATTAACGAAATGTTCGATACCGAAATTTCGGTTAAACTTGCTTCAAGTTGGGGTTTGGAAAGGGATAATTACAACGCTTTGGTGGCTGATTTGGAAACGGCAAAGGAAACCCCCGAAGCGACAGAAGAACCCGACCCGACAGAGGAAACCCAAGAAACAACGGGAACGGACGGAAACGACACGGAAACGACAGAAACGGAAACGGAACAAACCGAAACGACCGAAACAGAGGAAACCGAAGAAACGGACGGTAACGATACCGAAACAGAGGAAACAGAAGAAACAGAAGAAACAGAAGAAAACAAAGACGATAAGCAATGAAATACAGCGAACTATTTACCAAGGGTAACGGGATATTCGCAACCGTATTTAAGACTGAATACCCGACAGAGTACGCCGCAATTTTCGGCGATACCGACCCGACCAAGTTAGATGCTTACGCCTTATTGCAGTTTGGCGGCAAGACCGTTGTAAACTCTATCAATGCGGAAAACGCAAGCGATGTTGTTTCGGCGGTGATTGCGATAAACGTGCAAGGCTGGGAACGTGAAGCGGAGGCGATGTTAGCCGATTACGATGTACTGACACCCGTAACGGGGCAAGTTGAACGGACGGAAACCGTAACTTTGCAGGAAAGCACGGACAACACCGAAACGGGCGCAAACAAGGCGTTTAATGACACCGATTTTTCAGACAGCGACCGAAAGACCGCAAACGATGAGAGAAACCGCACAGAGGAACGCCAAACAACCGAAACCAGCAAAGGAACGGGCGCAAGCAAATCAATTTCAAGTGAAATTGCAAAAGAATTGCAGTTAAGGCGTGATAATTGGAGAAAAAACATTATCTTTGCACTTGTAAGAGAGATAACCACGAGTATTTACGAATAACTAATTTTTAATTTTTAGCAATATGGAAGTAAAGCAGATTTACACGCTTATTAACAGCGTATCAAAAGAAGTTTTGGGGCGTACTGACATTGTAACCGAGGATTTGACGGGTATCGTGGATTTGGGAAAAGAAGTGTTTAACCAGAGTTCCGTTGACAATTACGTAAAATCACTTGTAAACCATATCGGCAAAGTGATTTTCGTAAACCGACCTTATGCGGGCAAAGTGCCGTCCGTACTTATGGATGCGTGGGAGTTTGGCAGCGTGTTGGAAAAAATAAGCGCCGATGTTCCCGAAGCAGAGGAAAACGACACGTGGGACTTGACGGACGGGCAAAGTTACGACCAAGATGTATTTCACAAACCGACCGTAACCGCCAAATTTTTCAATTCAAAGGTTACGTTTGAAGTGCCCGTATCAATCACCGAAAGACAGGTTAAGGAAAGTTTCAGCAACGCCGCACAACTTAACGGATTTATTTCGATGATTTATGCAGCCGTTGAAAAGTCAATGACTATCAAGGCAGACGCTTTGATTATGCGCACTATTAACAACATGATTGCGGAAACCGTGTTGGCTGATGCGCAAGCGTTTGGAGCAACGGCGGCAGGTGCTATGACGGGGGCAGACCTTTCCAGCGCAAGCACGGCACGTTGTGTGAACCTTTTGAAATTGTACAATGACAAGTATTTCCCTGCAACACCAGGCGCACCCGACCCGACCCCGAACCCCAACGCATTGACAGCGGAAAAGGCGATAACCGACCCCGATTTCATACGCTTTGCGTCTTACGTAATGGGAACTTACGCCGACCGCCTGCAAAGCATTTCGACCGTATTCAACGTTGGCGGCAAGGAAAGATTTACGCCGAAAGATATGTTACACGTTGTACTTTTGTCCAACTTTGCAAAGGCAGCGCAAACCTATCTTTATTCCGACACGTTCAACCGTGGTGATGTGCTTTTGCCGCAAGCCGAAACCGTACCTTTTTGGCAGGGCAGCGGAAAGAACTACGACTTTGCCAACACGGGACACATTAATATCAAGGAAAGCGGCGGCAAAGCCGTTGAAATTTCGGGCGTGTTGGGCGTGATGTTCGACCGTGATGCGTTGGGCGTTTGCAATCTTGACAGACGAGTAACAACGAACTACAACGCAAAGGCAGAGTTTTTCAACAACTATTACAAGTTTGATGCCGGGTATTTCAACGATACAAACGAGAACTTTGTAGTATTCTTTATCAAGTAACTTGATAGGTATTAGATTGTTTAACTTTGGCGGTGTGGGTGCAGGTGAAAGCGCACCGCACCGCCTTTTTTCTTTCCGATATGACAACGATAAACTTTTATTCATACAACGGACACCCGAACACGGTAAACAAGCAATTAGGCACGTTTACGGCGATTGAGGGCGATTTGCGGCAAACTTTCGATGTGCTGCGCCCGACCGTAACACTACGAAAGCAGCCCCGACCGACTTTCAATTATTGTTATATTCCCGATTTGGGGCGTTATTATTTCGTGGATAGGGTAAGTTTTGAGGGAAACAACGCCTACGAACTTGCTTTGCGTATTGACGTGCTTAAGACCTACGAAAGCGAAATTTTGGCGGCAACGGGCAGGATAAGCGAAAGCGACAACCCCGACCCGTATATTTCAAACCGTGAAACGGTTTACAAGCGCACCCCGAATTTCGAGAAAGTGCCGTTTGCTGAAACGGGGCTTTTGAATGAAAACGGGGGTATCATTATGGTAACTTTGAAAGGAACAACCGAAAATTAAAAGAGTATGGCAGTAATTGTAAATATACCTAACGCACACGATGATAACAGCCAGTGGAACGCAAGCGGCGGTTATTGGGATATAAACGTAAGAACGAATGACGGTTATTTGTTTGCAGGCGATATTAAGGCGGTTTATAACAACACAAGCGGCTACCCGAAAAGCGTTGTTTTGGAGCAAAACGGCGCAAAGGTTTGGGCATTTGGTGAGTTGTCCGACACCGATGCAGACACGGAAATAACTATCACGGGAAACACCCGAAGCGAAAACGATTTGGAAGTTATAAACAACATACCGAACACGACCGCAACGGGAACAAAGGGAAGCAGTTATTTTGATGCGAGCATACAAGTAACGGCAAACGAGGGTTATAAGATAACGGCGGCGCAAGTTGAGTTTACGGACGGTTACGGCTACCCCGATACAAAGGACTTGACAATTTCGCCAGACGGTAAAATTGCAAGTTGGGAGTATGACGATGCCAACACGGGCGAGAGTTTCACGCTTACGGGTACGACAGCCAGCGAGGGAACACACGAACTTAACGTTACGAACAACATAACGGGCAGCGGCGTAACCGAACAACATACGTTTGACGGGGAAACGGCAACTTTCACCGTTACGGGGCCATACCACCCGAACAAAGTGCGTTTCTTTGACCTCAAAGCGAGTTACACGAACAAGGCAGGAACAGCGACCAAAACGCCGTTTGTGGTGCAGGATTTGGAATACAGCCAACAAGCAACGCTAACCGTTACCGACATAGACCCGACAAAGCCCGTAACGCTTACGGGCAGTTACGATGATGTGGTAGAAGTTTCTACAGACCTATCAAATTGCACCGCTAACGAGGACTTGCCGCAATATGTGAAAGACGGGGAAACGGTAAATGTTACATTAACGGCAAACGATGGTACAGAATTTGACACCGAAAAAAGTACACCGAATTTCTACTACGAGAACGCAAGCGGCAACCCTCAAACGCAAGCCCTTACGATTTCAAGCGATAAAAAGACGGCAACGGGAAGCATACAAGTAAACACTAATTGGAGCGGTTTTGCAGTTATTGGCAGCGCGTACCCCGTTACCGTTGTGGGCGAGCAGTACGGCGCAATAAACGTGTATTTGGTAACGCTTGATGAGTTGGCAGAATTTAGCGCAAAGCGGTTTTTCAAAGAAACGGGAACAGACCCAAGCACGGGCGCACCTATATACGAAAACATAGATTTGGGCGCATACGTGAACAAAATACGCCGTGTTTACACCAACATAGGCGCAAGCAGCACCGATGTAATACGATGCGGCAACTACAACACGGGCGTATCTTGCCACCAGCCAGCGCAAGACAAAATAACACTTGATTTCGGCACGGCGGTAGTACCAGCGCACAATGAGGACAACACCGACTACGAAAGCGAAATACAAATCTTTTTGCCGTTTGCAGGGTTTGTTACACTCAATAACGATTATGCAGGCAAAACGATAGCTTTGCAGTACGTTATAAACGTGGTAACGGGCTACGGGGTTGCGCTTTTGTCCTACAATGGCGTTGTATTTAACGTTGAGGAAACAGAACCAAGCAGCGAAATAATATACCTTTCACCAAGCACGCAAGTTAAAACCGTGGGCGGCGATGATTGGAACGAAATGTTATATTACGGTTTAGAACCTTACATTTACTGCAAGTGGTACGAAAGCGCAAGCAACGGGCGAAACAATGACAGACAAACGGGCATTTTAGGCGATTTCAGAGGGTTTAACGTGTTCGATGATGTAACACCTATCCACACCGCCGAAATGCTGACAGAGGAACAAGAAATGATATATACGGCTTTGTCTGACGGCGTTTATATTGAGTAACTGCAAGGCATGATAAAAAGAAAGGCGGCAACTTGATTGTTACCGCCTTTCTTTGTGCCTTTCTTGTTACTTGTTTTCGTGCTTTTCCAAAATATCAAGCCCCGTTTTGTTTAGGTATGTTTCAACGGGTAACAATGCCCGAACAACCCGAAACGACCGATTAAATTTTCAGTCATTATAAAGTCGTATGCTTGATTTTTGCAAGCCTTTTCTAATTCAAACTTTGAAACGGTTTGTTTGTGTACCTTTTCTTGCATTTCAGACAATTCACAAACCGTACCTAACGAATGGTGTACTACTTGCAAAGTTTCTGCAATAGTTTGCAAGTTGGTACGGATTTCGGGATAAGCAGCCGCCAAAAATTCTACGTGCTTTGTTGTTTCGCTAACAGCCTTTGCGATGTTTTCGCTTAATGATTTTACGTTATTCATAACTCAATGTATTTAATTGTTTAACTTGCTGCAAAGTTAAGCATTTGTTTTGAACGTGCAAGCGTTTGGCGTGTTATTTTGTGTTAAATTATTCTTTTAACTTTGTTTAACAGTGTTCCACGTGAAACATTTTATTT